TTAACTTACTGATTTTAATAAGCCTCTGGTGTCACTTTGGTGACTATGGGGCATCATTGGGACATAATCTGTCAGCTTCTGATTCAGCATTGCGATCTGTTCTGCATTGCTGTCAGTCATCCATGCTCCGTATACATTGAATACCATCTGGGCACTTGCATGGCCCATCTGGCTGGCAATGAAGCTTGGGTTTGCTCCGGCAGATAATGACCAGCACGCATAAGTGTGTCGTGACTGGTATGCCTTTCGATGCCTGATCCCTGCACGCTTAATGGCTGTTTCCCATGAGTCACCTACAGAATCGACTTTGTAGACAAAACCTACCTGTTCGCTTTTTCTAACCACTTGAGGGTTAAACACGAAAGTACATTCATGGTTCACTGAACGTCCATATTCACGTAGTTGCACCTTGATGTTGTACTGCTTACCCAGTCTTGTCATTTCAGCCTGATTTTTCAGGACACTGATAGCGGGCTGGATAAGGTGCACAACCCTGTTTGTGCTTGCTTCAGTTTTCGGTAGAGTGAACTCACCAAGTTTCGTATAATTGCGCCTGATGGTAATTGTTCCTGCCTTCAGATCGATATCTTCCCAGGCCAGGGAGACCAGTTCACCGTGACGCATTCCTGTGTACACAGCCAATGACCACAGGTTTTTCGTCTGCTGATGTCGGCAAGCATCTATCAGGCGAATAAATTCGTCACGAGTTAGCGGATCTGGCTCTGCCCTGGCTCTTTTAAGAGGCTTAATTCCCTGGAAGGGATTTGCTTCTAAGTAACCGTGATCTGCAGCAAACTGAAACATTCCAGCGATTGTCGTCATGTAATAATTTACAGTAACGACGCTCCGTCCTTTTGCTGCTGCTTTGTTTTTCGTTGAATTCTGATACCCGGTTAGCAAATCTTTCCTGATATACAGCAATTCCTCTTTGGTTACCGATGACACCAGTCTACTGCCTCCAATTTTCGAAACCATCGTTCTTGCAACGGATTCATAGCGATTGAATGCATTTGCAGAGATTTCCATTCGTTTCAGATCCAGCCACTTTTCTTCAAGTTCCTTCACCGTAATTTCTTTTTTACTTACCCCAAAAGCCTGAAGGTTGGGGGAGTCAGGGAACTGTGCAGCATAATCAAAGCTTCCTGTGCGGATGGCAAAACATACCGATGTCCGCAGTTCCCCGGCGATCTTCCTGTTCTTGGCAGTGTCAGGGACACCAAGATTTTCCCTGACACGTTTACCTTTAAAATTAAACCAGATGCGTAATGTGCCGCCGTGGTTTTCGACGCCTGTTGGATATTTGACTTTATCCATTGATACCTCCAGACGCCCAAGAGCGATACGAGCTTACATACTTCATGGCATTAAATCACCCAGGTTGTTTGTTTTTCATTGAAGCGACCCAGGCATCTATTGCTTTTCTGTTATACATACATTCACTGGAAGGCTTTGGATTACCGTCTGGTGATACGTGAATATACTCTCTTCCAACCATCCAGCATTCTTTCCGGGCCCGAAGAATTGTGCCTGGTTTGAGCCCGGTAATTGCGATTAGAACGCTTTCACAAACCCATTCATTGGGAGCCAGTTGAATCACATTGCCCATGCATTACCTCACACAACACTCAGCCCACGGCAGTGGCACCACACTTCAAACATTCGTTTCACAATTTCACGACAGTAGAAACCGTCAACATCTCGTGTCAGGTCATAGCGATTGCCGTAACGCTGGTGGACCCATTGTTCAAATGCTTTATTCATTGTTTACTTCCTTTTCATGGCTCGTAATTTTTTCAGATGAGCTTCCTGCTCTGTTTCTGCCAGAATTTGTCGGTATTCCTGGTGATCAATCCGTTCAAACAGTTCATTGAAATCGTTTATTTTTACTGACTGTGTTCGCCCATCCATTCTTCTGTACAACACAGTGTTGTTTATGCAGCGAACAATTTTTATCGGGTAGCCAGCACTATCGGTGTATATCTGCCCGCGTTGAATCAAAGCGAACATGTGGTTATCCCCATCGACAAATCGAGTACACAACAAACGCTACTGCGAATACCATCCCCAGAGTTACGATTGCATCAGGCCAGCTCATTGATTCACCTCCTGCGGCGTCCTGGTATTCGATTTTCATTCCGGATGCTCCTGAGCCACATTGAAATCGCCATGATCACGACAAGGCATCACAACAAATTCAGGATTGCCATACATTGAGTTGATGATGGAATCAAACTGAATTCTGACCGCTTGCCCGTCACCGGAGGGACGTAACTGGACGGGAATAAATTTACGCTCACGACCAAACATCTTCTCTGGATAACTCAGGTAACCCGCCTGGATCACCGGGTGTGTACAGAGGTCAAATTTTTTCGGAATGATGCGTTCCAAATCCGGAAAACAACCGTCCACCAATTTAATGCCGGTAATGGACAGTCGGCGCTGAAACTGGTCGCGATGAACAGCGATCGGCTCTTTACTAAAAATCAGCTCTGTCGTTTCGGCTTTGGCCGGGACGCCACCTTCGAACTGGACAATGATGTTTTTCTTCGTCCGGATGCCGTGAGTCATGCGCAGTGCCACGGAACCATTGGTTGCCTCAATATGTTTTGGCGTGATGTGAAGACCATTCAGGTAATAACGAACGTCGTTTTTAGCAGCGCACACCAGAGCGGCGCGAATAAGTTTTGACTGGATGATCATGCTTTATCCTCCCATCCGATTACCTGGAAAAGCCCCATCTTCGGGTGATACCAGCGTGTGCCGCGTGGTTCAGCCTCTGACATCATTTGGTGGAACGCCGCCATAAATGTCTCAAGCTCGACGACAGCCCTGCGAGACAACAGACCGTCCGGAGTCATAAATTCGTGCGTGTCGGTAGGGATGTGGTAGGCGTTGACCAGATTCCGACACTTGGCGTCACTCATTCCGCTTTTGGCTACCACCTGGCGGTAACCGACATATCCAGTGCGCATTGTGCCGCGTTTGATGTTCTCCACAGCTTTGGTGACCGTTTCGATCTTCTCTTCAACATGACTCAGGCGCTTCTGCTGGCGAACGGCATCGGCGGCCATTGCAGCGATCATCTCCATTTCCGTCAGCGGCGCATGAGTTCGGAAATAGCTGTTAACCAGTTCGCGCTGAACCTGCCATGCAAGAGCATCGTTAAAAGGCTTCGTCAACATCAGGTAACCAGACTCGAAAAGAATGATCCCTTTGGCAGTTCGCGCGGCAAAGGCATCAGAAAGTGACTCCGTACGTATTACGTCCGCAGTCATTTCAAGAAAATCCACCCCTTCGATAAAGTGAGAACGGTTGCGGTTAAACGCAGCACGGGCGGTACCTTCCGGGCGCTGGTGGACGTCATCAATCATTGCAAATGTCACAACACGCTGACCGCGATATTCGATTACCGGAAACTGTTTGTTGTTGATGGTTACAATATTCATTTTTATCTCCAGACAGCCCGGCGTGTAATACCGGGCATATGTATTACTTAACCTGAATAAATGGTGTGTTGGCACCGCTGGTCATGTATTGCGGCAGTGTACTGTTCCACTTGTTGATGGCTTCCAGCTCCATAACACCGGGGTTCTGGCGCAGAGCTTCACCGCGTAAACGAATAGCATCGGCTTCGGCCTGGGCTTTTGTGCGAATCGCATCTGCCTGTCCGGCAGCTTCCGCGCGCAACATGTTGGCTTCCGCTTCGCGCTGTTTTACTTCCTGCTCGCGTTGCAGGGTTTTCTGGTTCGCCGTGACTTTGGCATTAATGCTGTCGATAACAGTAGGCGGGTACTCCGGCTTACCCACATATGAGAGGCTCATTACCTGAATACCGATGGGCGTCATTTCTTCCTGAATGTCTTTAAGAGCTGCATCCAGCAGCTCAGACTTGCCGCCGTCGATAAATTTGTCGGAGGTCATTTTGCTGGCCAGTCGGTTGAGTGCGTCGGCTATCTTCTGGCGCAGGTCGGTGTCGGTAATGTCGTCCACGCCTTTGCGGTAGGTCTGAAAGACTGTGGTAACTTTGGATGGATCAACTTTGTAGGCCACGCCGATGTGATAGCCGATGGTTGTACCGTCACTCATCTGGAAACTGAATGGATCATCGTAGGTCTTCATCTGCTTAAAGGTCGGGAATATGTAAACCTCAGTGTTCCATCCCGTCCAGTAGCGCCCAACACCGACCACTTCACCGACGCCTTTATCGTCGCCCAGTTTGTTTACTTTGATGCCCACATTACCAGGCTCAACGCGATCGCAACCGACAAGGCCAATGGTCGGCAGAACAAGGGCTAAAGCAAAAAGTAATTTTTTCATCTTTTATCCTTAGAAAAAGAAAGACCCTTATAAATGGCATAAATGCAGGGCGGGGTCAGACACGCCAGAGCAAAGCCAGAAATCACTGCTACCGTATCCTTCATTGATATGAGGGCCGGAACGATTAATCCGTAAATACATGTGATAATTGCCAGTGATATAACTATTCTGAAATAAATGTTCATGGTCCTCCTGATGTATTCGGCTTGCCTTATTTAATTGCGTCATGGTTAATTTCGTTTACGTCAGAATGGTTTTGTTGCCATCAGTTCGTAATATCCGGCGCTCCATGTGTCATATTTTCTGAACCATTTTTCTGTATACTGTTTCCTGGCGATGAGTCTGCGCAGTCGTCTGATTGTTCGCTGGTGTGCGCGGGTATACTCTGTGGTTGATTCTCCACGTTTCCATATTTCATTCCCGTTGAAGATAAAACGCTTGTCAGGATGGCGTTGTCGGAATCCTGAACGTTCAAAAGCGCGGGTGGTCATAAAGAAGGCCAGGTAACGAATTGCCGTTTTTCGAGTGAGGCATTTTTTTGTTCTTCCGTGGCGTGTTACAAAAAATAACGGGCCGACGGGTGTATCATGTTTCTGTAATGCCTGGTTAATGGCGCTGGCGCTGGCGCTGGCGGTGCGGTTGTCGATCATTTCTTTATTTCTCCCGAATAACGTTCATGACTCATTACTTCCCAGTTCCGGCCGTCGTCTTTCGATAACAGCCGCCAGCGACGGTTAACCTTCAGACTGAGATATCCGGTGCGCTGTATCCGATGCGGAAATATCCGTCGGCATCGGTACAACAACAGGACCTGCAATGCCTGCCGGTGGATCCGCTCAGGAATGCGTGTTGCTGTTAATGCCACTGGTTTCCTCCTGAGCTGGTGCTGTTATCTGATACCCCGCTCTTTCTGCCAGCCGTATGAATGTATCCATGCTGGCAATCAGCTAGCCATCGCGGACTTTGCAGACACCTGTGACTTGGCCATTTTCAATCGTCATAATGATCTGTACTTTTTCGTGTATAAGAGGGGATAAATCAGACATCAGTTAATTCCTCCACTGATATATTTCTCTTTTACGTAGTCAACAACCTCTTTTAAAAGGCCGTCCACTATCAGTTTCCCTGATTCAGTGAGATATTCCGTGTGTTGATTAATACCGATGGCATTCTGGTATGCGGTACGGATTGTTGCTTCTCCTTCCGTCCGTCCATATTCAACACGGGTAAGACCCTCAAATCGTAATAACAACTGGTTCATGAACTGTTCAGTTATTTCTATCGTTGTTATTTCTCCGTCCGGGAGGTCAACGACGAGCAGATTACTACCTGTTTTACGTTGCATCCGCCGGAGTGCCGCTGTTACCATGCGGCGACGATCTTTATAAATGGTTGTACATGCCATTTGTTATTTCCCGTATGCTTTTCTGAGAAACAGTATTGCAACTGACCAGTATCCTGCATTAGCCATTAATAATGCGGTTTTATAAGCGTTTCTATTTTTCATGCATCACCATTATTTTCTGGTTGTGGAAATCCACGACCAGAGGCCGTCATGTTTTTATGTGTGATTTTTTACTGAGTGTTCTTTATTCGTTGCGTAGTGTTTCTATATACTCGTAAGCCATTTCACAGGTCTTATTCATGGAGCGAATGAGACAGCATAAATAATCGTCTGTCTCTCCTTGGTCGGGCGAATTCTTAAATATAAATTCAAGCATTGATGTATTCTCTTTTATTTGTGCCGCCACTTCCTCAAGAATATTTAATGGAGTTATCATGTTCTTTGCTCCTTAAATGCATCGCATGCGCTTCTGGCGTATTGTTGTGCCAGTAAAAAGATATCATCCGAAAGTTCATCACATTCTTCATCACCGGAAGCCGAAATGATTAACCCCGCTTCAAGCAGTACGGCAATGTGATGAAAAGCTGTCTCCGGTTCGTTGGTAAGGCCTTTGAACATTTTCATCTTATGCTTCCTCCTGATTTTGTTTATAAGCATCAGTCAATAACAACATTGGATCACAGCCAAGAACATTAGCCAGAGGGATAAGCATGCTGATGGTTGGTTCGTACTCTCCGCTCTCCCACTGGATGATAATTTCTTCATCGAGATCGAGCAGCCTAGCGAGTTCGGCGGTTGTTAAGCCGCAGGTTTCGCGTTGGGTGCGAATCCGATTCTGGGAATTAATAGCTAAATTTTGTTTGCATAAACGTGACGCGGTGAGGCTATATTTTTGAGTTACAGCCAGGATGGAGCTGGCAAGTTCAATTAACTCAGGGTTATTGCTGCTATACAGTAGTGCACCAGTCCCTACTAAGAGCTGAATATTCTCAAGAGCATCGTGCTGATTTGTTGGTAATCCCATATACGATGACATTTTTCTCATCCTCTATAATTGCTTTGGTGAGTTCGATACCTATGTCAAGATAATAGGTTTACCGATTTCACCTGTCAATCGGTTTATCGATTTTTTTCCCAAAAAAAAAGCCCACTTAAGAGTGGGCGGGTTAAATGATTTTTGCTTATGCAAAACGGTGTAGTGTCATAGGCCAACTGACAATTACTTTTCCGTCAATGTGAAGTTGTTCGAAGTCTTCCGGTTCGATAGCCCAATCCTTGTAAGCTGGGTTGTCAGATATCACCGTTAGAGTATCTTTGATTTTTTGAAGTCTTTTGATGTGCGATGTTCCAGAGTATGTAAAGGCGTATATACCATCACCATTAAATGTGCGAACTGATACATCTACAAATACCAAGTCTTCAGGGTCTATTGTGCCTTTCATACTGTCGCCGTGGGCGTTTATTGCTTTGATTGCTGATGCTGGTCTGCCGCCAAAAACTCTTGATGCGTATCCTGGTTCTATCGCTATAGATCTGACAATATCAGGAAAATCAGAGTTATAACTACCAGGTCCGCAACTATATCTGATGTCTAAAACATCCACGACATACGAATCAGTAACCCAATCTTCAGAAATGTTACGTATTTGGTGTGAGTCTGCAGAGGTCACGATTTCCATTGGGCCAACACCCGATGCGAGCCATTCCGGGTTAACGCCCAAAACTTTTGCTATTTCGACTGTTTTTCTGGAACCGTTGGCTTTGTTAAGTAGTTGATTAACACTGGACTGAGCCATACCCACTTCTTTGGCCAGCCTACCTTGCGTAAATTTTGCGTTGCGCATAGCTAAATCAAGTCGTTCTGAAAATGTCATTGCGATTTTCCTCCCCTCTCTATCTTGGCTAGTTTATCGGCTTTCCGATAAATATTCTAGGTTTAACGTTGAATATCGCTTTTCCTGTTGCTATTATGCGTTCAATAGGAGATGCGATTATGAAACATAAAGCCATAGAGAAAGCTATTGAGATTCTTGGAAGTCAGCAAGCCTTAGCCAAGCGATGCGGAAAGGCCCAGTCAACAGTCTGCGATTGGTTGAACTGCAAGAACAAGATTTCACCAGAATTTGTGCCGTTATTGGTTGCAGCTGTCGACGGAAAGATCCAAGCGTATGAATTTCGGCCAGACCTACCAGAGCTTTTTCCACATCCAAGCTTAGCACGCACGGGGGAGGTGAAGGGCTTGTATGTCCCAGAATTACGTTCAGACAGAGATGCCATCTAGGTACTGCCAGGCAGACGAAGAGTGGATTCAGCAGCAGTTACAGGGGCTGCCTCCGTCACTGAGACGGAAGGTTGCCCTGAAATATGCGGAGGTATACGAAATCACTTTTGACGCTGAGCCTGTTTCATTCCGCAAGGAGAACAGAGCAAGGCACGAAGCAAACACAAGGCTCCGCCTGTTTGTAAGAAATCAGGGCAGAGCTTTACAGGGGTATACAGCCGAACCTCCCCTGGCTGGATCGCAATCGCGCTCCTCATTGTTTCGGGTTTAA